CAGTAATAACCACCAGATAAATTAAAGTCATCACCAGTATTGCTTGCAATGCAGTTAATCTGAGCGCGCACTGTATTGGCTGGCAATATGGTGGACTCAGGAATAATAAGCTGATAAGTAATATTATTAATTCTCTCGGTGCTGATAGTGAATCCAGACGGTAACGACAATTCAGGTGCGCCCTCTTCACGCTCAAAAATAACAAACCCTTTCGCTTTACTGGCGGGTTTTCGTTTGATGTTCACTGACTCCAAATGAAGATCAAGAAAAAAACCGGTTGCCGTCTTAACAAAGGATTGCGGCAGCACAACATTAGTTAAAAACGAAACAAGCCAAAAATAAGGCTTACTCACAATGCCTTTAATTAAACGCCAGAACGGTGAGAATTTAGGATCGTTATTAATTAGCGATCCTTGGTCTGCCACTTCTTTTTCAAATACAGTGTGGATTTCAGTTTCCGTCGTCGGCACGCCATTATTTTTTAATATTTGCTCAAACTGCGAATTATCATTTATAGCCATGCGTCAATGTCTCCAAACTGGTAAGTACTCGCCGTTAATAGGCGCTCATCGTTAATCGCAGTGATAGAGCCTGTCCCTGGAATAATGCGTAAGTCATTTTCAGCTAACATGATGAGTTGATGCTCAATGTCGCTAATGGTGGTCATGCTTCGCTCTGCAACAAGCTCAACGGCCAGTCCGCTCTCTAAAATGGCGTGCTTAACATCTTGAGCAATGCATTGGCCATTAGTGCAAATGATAGGATTACGCCCAACATCAAGAACAATGTCGCCATCCTCTATTAATAAATCTTTATAGATAGCACTCATTATGGCGTCCTTAAGCTCATGTAAGAATGAAGATCGGTTAATCCAGGGGCGTGAGTGGTATTAATATTCATCACTCCAATGCTGTTGCTATTACTCTGATTCTGCGTATTGCTTGGTGAGTAGTTGGGTGGAATAGTGCTGTGCTCGTTATTGTCGATATTTCCTGGTGTTATTTTGAGTTTGTCATTCATCACGTTGACTTGTTTATCAATCGTTGCTTTCAGATCGGTATCATCAGAAAAGAAGCCCGTTATTGATGACCATGTGTTTTTGAACCACTCACCAATGCTGTTGAGATACCCCATAAACGCACCCAGCGCCCACTCAATCGTTTTAAACCATTTGGTATCACTAAAGGCGGCCACGAACTCATCCCATTTCATAATGAGTAGGCCAATACCAACAACAACGGCCGTGATAAGAACAGGCACCCACCCGATAGCAGCAAAGAACGCAATGGCGAGCGACCACGCGGCAGGAATAAGACTGAGCATCCCCATCAATAATGGAGCCATTGCAGCCCCCATTGCGACTATTCTTGCAACCGCGCCAGCACCAAAAGCAACCAGAGAGGCTTTACCCGCCACAAAGGTGGCAACCGCGAGTGCTTTTGTTGCAAGAACGCCCGCCCACAAAGAGGCGGTTACTCGACCAACACTGGCAAAAACTAACGCGCCAGCTCTGGTGGTCGCAATATAAGCCATGCTCAATCGAAAGGTTGTTACCACTAAGGCGCGACTGGCGACAATGCTCGCCCATGTTCTTGCAGTAAGAGCAACCAGTCTCACCATCATTAAACCCAGCGCTTTCCATACGTCCCAAAGCGCAAACTTAAACGCATAGAAAACGTATTTAAGACCTATTTTGGCAATGGTATAGGCTCCAGTAAGTACCGTGACTGACGCAACGACAGCACCAAGAGTAACAAGGCCGAATGTAAACCATGCAACCCCTGCGGTTATTTTTGGAAAAGTAACCATCCATTGCTGCAGTGTTTTAAATCCACTCGTCATGTAAGTAATGGTTGGCATTAACGCGGTATCGAGCGCTTGCCCAAAAATGACACGCACGTTATTTACCGTTTGACCTAACATGCTCCAGGGATCGGCAATGCGCTTTGCCATTATTACGGCTTGTTCCATGTTGTTTACTTTATCTAAGCTTGAAATGTTCGCGCCTAGCACATCGGTTTGATGCCATAAATCTTGAATAAGTCCAGAGGCCACCGTACCAAACGCGCTGTTCAATTGGCCCACGACATTAACGCTCAACTCATCGCCAAGTTTCGACTTTAGTTTTTCAATGACCCCAACCATACCAAGTGCTTTACCGTCATCACCGGCAAAGTTAAGTTTTAATCTATTTTGAGCATTAGGCAGTGCATCCATGAACCCAGCGTAAGCCGTCCCCGCTGTACTGCCAGATTTACCCGCTTGCGCCATACCTAACACAGCAAACTGCTCTGCAGAGCTAATGTTCTGATTTGAGGCACGCGAGCCAAGGCCAGAAAATGCCTCGTTCATGGCGGAGCCGGTGGTTTTAAACATTTTTACGGCAACGGCGGTTTGCCCTGCGATTTTGTCAACCCACTGCGCTTTGCCCATCTTGTCCGCGTTGGTTTTAAATACCCCATACATGGTGCCCATGTAGCTTGTGATGGTGGCGGTATCGGCTTTTGTTGCAGTCGCTAAGATTGCGGATGCACTGGTGAACTTGGCTAACTCAGTGCCATTCAGCCCGCTAATGGCAGATTGAATATCATAAGAGGCACGAACAAATTCCGACGCTGATTTGCCATACAAACTGGCAAACTTCATCGCCTCAAGCTGAACTTTATTGAGCGTATCACTGCCTTTTTCATCCAATAGAGAATGAAGCTCTCCTCGAGCGGCGTTCATCTCTCTTGCGGGAGCGGTTAACCCTTGCATGGTTTGACCAACGGCCCAAGCCGCGCCCGCACCAACACCCATGGTTGTCCATGCTTTTTGGGTAATGCGAGCCTCACGCTGCAAACTCCGGAGTCGGTTGGTTACGCCCGCAAAACCTTGTTGAGTTCGGTCTCGTAGCCATACCTGAAAATTAAGCCGTCTGTTCATGGTAGTAGCTCTTTTAGATCATCAGGAAGCATTTGCTCTAGTAGCACCTTTGAGCATGGGTTATCCCAAAGATTGCTTACCATGCTCGCTAGACCTGATGACGCTAATTTATTTTTCATCTCAGAAAACAGCGCTTTTTCTTTATCGAAAATAGACGTAATGCGGTTTTTAAGTGGATCAAGTTTCGCCATAAGTGCATCAAGAAAAGCACCCAATTCGATCTCATCAATCAAGCCCGCAAGATAATCTTCAATGTGTTTAATTTGCGCCGTAGCAATGGATTTTATTTCATTAAGAAAACCGTCAATCTCTCCGGTAATGCTTCCTGTTAACTCAGTTAAACCTGCACAACTATTCCGTACACCTTCGAGATTGTTCACTAGGCTGCTTTGCGTAATGCTGCTAAATACATTATTTAGACTGTCTTGAATGTTAAGTGTGGATTGCGCTGTGGTAGCAAGTGCGCCAGTTAATGAGTTTGTCATGTTGGTCACAAGCGACTCAGGAACGCCAACGAGCGCAGGAGGAATTAATACAGGCAAGCGATTAACCGCAGCCATTGCGAGATTTAATTCGCCGGTTGTTTCCGTGATAACACCAAAGGTAGGGCTACTAAGGCGTAACCCTTTATCTTTAATGGTGTTGTAAATATCAAGATCCATAGCTCTGCCTATTATTTAAAAAGCAGGCCAGCACCTTTGTTTACCGCCGCGACCATGCTATTTATGAAGTGTTCACTTAACCATGCCGCCTTCGCCAGACTATCCACGCTGTCTGGCTCATTGGGAAGGTAGTGCGATCGCAAGGCAATCGCCTGACTTAATGGGTTTTTGCGATACGTCGCTGTCGCGGCGTTAATTAGTCCAGGACCGTACTCATGTCAGGGGCAACTTGATTAATCACATCCATCACAATCGAGTCCAGTACGCCAGCCACTTTCAAGAGTTCAGTCAGCATCCCTTTGTCATCTTTCATGACGGTATGCATTAGCAAATCTTTCGCCGCAGCGGTTGGGCTAACTTTTGCGTTCTGACCACTATTGACGAATTTATTGTAATCAGCGATTGATACATTAAATTGCATGCCTTTATGTACCAGAGTTCCATTCAGTGAAATAGGCACAATCACTTCACGCTCTCCCTGTAGGCTTTTAATTAAATCCATTGCTGCGTTGGTGTTAATTTCGTTTTTATCTTCTTTTTTATTTTCGATGACTTCCATTGGAGATCTCCTTGTTATAAGCGCGAATGAGGTTTTGTAGCCCAATGAGCTTTTCGCGGGTAATAAAATACGTTTTGTAATTGTGCGTAATAATGGGCAACACTAAATCAATGTCGCCTTTCTTGATGATGTCAGGGCTAATAAGTTGCAATTGCTCCGGCGGTGCAATCATCAGTGATCCATCAATCGAGATCGGCTTCTGATACTCCACTGGCGGCGCGATTGTGGAGCTGCATCCACTGAGTATTATCAGGCTGACAAGTAACGGTTTTTTCACGAGTAACATAACGAATAACCTCTCTATCAACAGGGATGAAATGTTGCTCCACTCTGGCCACACTATTGGCTGCCTCTTGTTTTGCAGCAGATAACGCTCGCGTTAATTGTCGCTCCTTTGTTTGCATTTGTGCGGTTTGCTCTGCGGCAAGTTCCATGTAATGCAATTTTGTTTTCTCGCTCCCAGTGTTGTGGCCATAAAAATAACTGGACATAAAAAGGACAAGAAAAAGAAGAGCGACTATTTTTTTCATACTAATAAGTGCTGACTGTTTAACGTCCATGTTTTTTTCGGTGTGCCGTAGTACAACTCGTTCTGACGTTCGACGCTGCGAATGGTTTCGCTCACCGTAAAATCCACCTGTGATATGGTTACTGCAAGAGCAACGCACGCCGCCAGTTTTGGGTGAACCTTATGCAGGCGAGTTAAACTGCGCTTTCCTAAGTGATTCATGACTTATCCTTTATTTTTTCCACAGCGCTTTAATGTCTTTGAGCGCTTGTTTTGGGTTAGACACAATTTGAGTAGCCAATCTATCGAGTAAATCCACGATGTACCGATTGAGATAAGCCGCACCACCAACGCACACAATCCGAATATTCTCTGCAATATCAAAATGAACAAGCAGAAGGTTTACGGAATAAGCAACAAAACCAGACAGAACAACACCAGTGATAATGGTGAGTAATGAGTGCTTATCGGCTCTCAATAGGCTTGCAATGCAAGCCAAAAAGAACATAAAAATAAGCGGTAGGCTTTCTTGAATACGCGCACCAATTGAGTAATCAACCATTTATAGATCCCGTGATAAGTGCTCAATTTCTTTTAAGCTCAAGATAGGGACGCCATTGATTTTGATAAAATCACGACCGACGACTTCATAATCCAACTTATGCACCAAGCCATCGCCCCCTTCTTTTTGATCAACATCGAGTAAGTTGGTGAGTTTTAATTTGCAATCAAACGCCTCCACTTTTAGCTCTAGGTTGGTTTTTGCGTACATCATAAAATCAAAGAACGGCAGCTCTCGCCATGAGCCTGCATTTTTTGCTTCATCACATAACCGATTAAAGTTTTCCGTATTTAGCTCAATGCTTCCCTTCGCGCCAATACTTCCTCTTAACCATCCGCTATTAACGCCACGGGATTTAGATGCTTTGCCGTTGTCTTCAATATCAAGGGTGATTTTATCGACCGTAATGTCCGTACTACCAATGGTGACATCAACATCTAAGCCGCTTAAACTTGTACCGCGAGACATAGTTACTCTCCTGTTTCAGATTTACTTAAATCAATACCAACACCAATCGTGATGTCCTTTTGACTGTCGATAGGCCGAACGGTGATGTATATTTCGGTTTTCTTATCACTCAACCAGTTGATCTCAACGGCGTTGTCCTTTGGCGGGTGTATCTCACCAGGAAAGCGAACGTTATTAATGATCACCGGTGCGCCCATCTGCAGTAATGGTTTCATATACAGGTTTTTATTTACCGCGATACTATTGGGTGAGCTGTTTAATCCGCGATCCGCAATGGTTGGTATTGCGATCTTATATACGTGTCGACACGCTTTCAGTACGACACGCAAATGCTCGATAACCTTGTAATCACCGGTCTCTAAATCAAGCGTATTACCATCGGCCCAGTACCAACCATTCTCACCAGGATAAGTCTGAGGAACAGATAATCGTTTTGCATCAAGAGCCGCTAACAACTCTTGAGGGAATGGTTTTCCGTCTTTATCAACAGAGGTCGATCCCATTGAAAGTAGCGGGCCAGTTTTAACGCGCATAGGGCTATCGGCAATAGTTACAGAGCGAATGCACAAGCGGCCGGCGAGTATTCCAATGTCATTACTAAATAGCGTTGGGACGCACATAACGCGAGCCATTGCGCATCCATCCACTATCGCGGTTTGTCTAGTGCTATAGTCACTCCACGCCTCTAGCGTTGTGATAGGCGCGGTGCAGGTAATGGCAAACATAAAGCGAGCGTCTTTACTTTCAACTTCGGCCATCTTGCTGCTGACCACTTCTAGTTCTGCTTTTGTGGCCACAAAATCCGTAAGTACGACCGCTTCAAATGACGACTCTTTATTTGCTGCATCAAACGCGACTCTCCAATCGCCATCACTTGGTAAGCCGACAACGCTTGCGCTCCATCCAGCGCCACCATTAATTTGCGCAGCAATGAGTACATCACGCAAAAAGGTATCAACCGGTGCAGCTGATTTTGATTTTTTACTTTCAACCGGCGCTGCACCAAAAAGCGCGCCGATGTCAGTTTGAGCATTAAGATGAGTCACTTTGCTCTGCAGTTCCGCTTTTGGGGTTTTACCGATAAAAACAAAACGACGCTCTATTTCATTGATGGTATTTTGATATTGATTTCGGCTACTGACCGTCACGATCCCTAGCATAAGTTACCCCTTTATCCGCAACACTTCGCGGGTGATGATTTGATCTGATTGGGCGTTGGTTAATCCAAGAAACGCACGCGGGGCATTTTTTACCTCCCACGTTCTTACGGCTTCTTTATCGGTTAACTCTTTCCATATCGCCCACAGTTGACCTTGCTTTAAATGCTCAATGATCCACTTAACTGTTGGACGTTTCTTTCCTTTGCCACGTAATTTTTTTACTTTAAATCCAGCCTTAATTAACATCCTTGCCTGTCTTGCTGTCGCGGGCTTTTTGTAACTATTAACAGGGCCACGCACTCGCGTCATTCGGCTCCCAGACCACGTTTCACTGGGTGTGCCGTATTGTTGCTTGTGTGCAATTTCGCCTGTTAATCCATTCCCAAAGCCAACATCAACATGGTTTGCGTCTGTTTTACCCCTGAGCTTTTTCGCTATGTTAGGCAGTAATCGACGGCGACCTTTTCGCTTTTTGACTCTGGGAGCAAACGCTTGGCCGTGAATGTCCTTTTGCTTGCGAATGTTTAGCTTTGCTTGCTTGATAACCGCACGACCAATTCGCCGTAAAATAACCTGCTCTTGTTGATAGGTAAGCCTACATCGCTCAAGCGCTTTGATTGCCATATCAACATCCGCTTGTGAAAACTCAATGCTCACCAGGTATTACCTTTGTTGATTCGGCGGTATGGATCACATAAGGCTGAATGCTCCAGCTCTTGTTGTTGTAAAAAATATCACCCGAGCCATCACTCACTTCTTTCATCATGACTGGCTCTGAAAATTGGATAGTAATTTCCATATCGCTCATGGGAGTGCTGTTGTCATCTGCATACGCTTCAACATCAATTTTTGGTGGCGGCAATTTTACGGCTCCGCGCTCCTCATCGTTTTCAAGTAACCAACACGTTGTCGCTGCCATTAGAATGCGAGGGTCCATTAATCCAGCAGGCAATCCCTCAAACATAAAGACAGCGGTATATTCAAACCGGCATACAATTATGCCGTCCCCCATGACTTTAAATGAGTGGAATAAGGTTCCGCCCGTAATAACACAATCAAACAAGTCTTTGCCTGTTGATCCCATTTTTAACTCAAGAATGCGCTTGTAGTGTTTAGCAAGCTCAGACATATAAGTAGCGTTCGCTCCAATAACAGGCGCGGTCATAACAATCTCACCGTAGCAATGGGCATACCTAAAATGTTACGGATGGCCAGTTGAGACAGTGCCATTAGTGACTCATGCGTCTCTGGACTTTCTTTGCCTAGGTTTTCCGCTTCTGCTTTGCGTGATAGCGTAGCGAAGTGAACCAATAAACTGGCCTTAGCGCGTTGATAAACCGCTTGTCGATAAGATACCGTGATCATGCTTTCGGAACCAAGCCGCACACCAATGTCATCGGACGAAATGTGGCCATTGTTCATTGAGGTTTCTTTAAAGCTATTTAGCTCGATATTTATCCCAGCCATTGCCATGATCAACATGCTTCGCTCTTGCTCTGCGTTGTAAACTGGTGGAATGCGACACGCCTTTACAAAATCAGCAATTGATAAATCAGGCCAGAACTCATCGTTCGCAACACTGTCATCAATTGGGCTATCTAGTGTTTTTTTATCTTGAAACATAACGTCATCCTTAGAGTGAACCGGAGCAGCTCGTCGCAATATTGGCCCCTTGGCGATTGCTAGAGCGTCCGGTCACGGTGGGGCTGTTGAGTCGGTTATTCCTCCGCAGTAAGCGGAAGGTTTAATTTCATTAAGCGCTTGTTGATGGTATCAATGCGAGTAGATACACCTACGCTCTTCCATTTTTCGTGTGCTTTTTCAAGCAGTGCCTTGGCAATATAAAGCGGCTCTGGCTCTGAGATATGCTTTACCTGAATGCCATAAGTGCTCAATGCCATCAATCCTGCTTGTTTGTAATATTTGGCCTCTACTTGATCGAACATTTTCCATTCAGTCGTAACTAAATTAAACATCTCTTCAAAGTAAGGCGACGTGCTATGGCCTTGCTTCCACTGACTTTCTGACCAGTCAAGGATCGCATCCGCCATGAACGTGGCAACATCTCGCTTATGACCACTAGGCATGACTGCGCCGAATTTAACGCAGTACAAACCAAGTGGAATAGCGCGTTGCAAATTGCCACAATCAAGTAACCAAATGGCAAGAACGACCGCCACATCAAGCGGGATATTCTCGCGTAAAATATAAGGCTCGTATTGCAAGAGGCAGCGAGTCTTATACGCAATTTTATCCGCCAGTTGTTTGGTGGTTTTCAATGCGGCTTGGTCTTTACGAATTGACGCACGAACCAAGTCCCATTCATTTTTATTTGCAGGGGAATGGATAACAGCTGGTACGCCACTATCATCCTGAGCGTTAACCAACTCTTTCTCTTCTTTTGTTATCAAAGCGATGCGCTGGCGTCTTAGTTGTAGTGGCGAAAGCATGATATATCCCCTACCCTGCGTTAACGGTCAGGGTTGCAGCGCTTTGCTTGCTGCCCATATCACCAGTGCAATCAACCGTGACGGCGTACACGCCAGGTTCAAGTTCGGTCGTTGTGACCGTGCTTGTGCCCGTCGATGTCATATCAAACACTGCACCATCGAGCGCCCACTGATACTCATTGGCGTTTTCAGCAACAACGGTAAATTCAGCATCAGTTCCTTTCACTACGGTTTTACTCGTTAGTGCGGTAGTGATTTTCGGCTCTTTAGCCACGTTACCTGGCGTTCTGGCACCGATAATTACGCTGTTTTCATCAAAGGCGGCGTACTTAGTTGCCTCTTCAACCATGTACCCTTCAAAACGCCACAAGAACGATTCCACACGACCAAGATCATCATTGTCTTTTGTCTTACGGCGCTTAGTGCCTTTTTGCGTATAGATGGACAGATTTTTAAGGCTTGTAACCACCAAGCGTTTACCTGGCATATAAGGCACAACATAAGCCGGACGACCTGCGATGGATTTATCCAGTTTTTGCGCAGCATTATGCTCAGTTGGTTTATCCGCTTCGGTATATAAACGATATTGAGCGGCGGCAACCAAGTCTTGACCAACAAGAACAACTAAATCGGCGGCATTACGAAACGCAGGATTAATGTTGTTATTAATAAGATCGGACACCATTGCATCAAGCGTCTTATAGTCAAATAACGGATTACCATCCGCATCGCGAGTGCCATCTGGATCAAAGTAAATCTCAGCCCCATCATCAAGACGAGAGCCTACGATTTGCTCTGGCGCAACGCGCAGAATACGTGCGTGCCAGCCTTCGTTGATGTCTTCACCATTAGGGTATTTTGTTAAGTCCGTTACTTTTGCAGCGTGCGTACCATTCATAGCCACGCGCAACATGTCATTACCAATTTGCGCGGTAATGTATTCCATGAGTTTTTTCTCAAACTCTTTCTGGCCACCTGAGTTCGCCCATTCAGCAAGACGAGCCCAAGTGATATAAATAACCGTATCAGTCACTGATAGCTTGTATTCATAACCATCAATATCTGGCGTTGTACCCGCAAAACGAGTTTTATCACGACCTGTTGAAAGCATATCGCTGCCAACAGTGACGGCTTGACCAACAATTTGCTGTACATCAAACATGTTCACTTTCTTTAGAAAGTCGTTTGATTCCATGATGGCTTTTTTAAGTTTGGTTTCTTTTGGGGCTTCAACCGAGAAGTACATGCCATCTCGCGCTAGGCTGTACGCCTTTTTAGTTTTGGACAGCAGTGTGCTAATGCGCTTACTGGTTGTGCCGTCACAATAAATATCTGACATAATTCACTCTTATAATAAAGAAAAGGTACGGTTCAGGATTTACAGGTATTCGGTATCATCACCGGCACCAAGTTGATCGCTGCCAGGCGTGAAATTAAACTCTGTCGTTTTGGCGTCCTTGAATTTTTCAGCAAGCACTTCAAACTCTTTTCGAGTAATGGTTGCTTTGCTTTCAAGGTTAAACTCAGTTTCTTGCTCGCCATTTTCACCTACAGGTTTTGCAATGCTGAATCCTTTGCCTTTCAGTAAATCTTGAGCCGCTTTTAGCTCATCGTCACTGGCTTCTTTTTCAACAGAAAAACCTTGTGCTTTAAGTAGCTCTTGTGCGGCTTTCACATCATCCACACTGGCTTCTTTGTGAACTGAGTACCCATTCGCCGCTAATAATGTTTCGGCAGCAGAGAAATCCGTTACGGTTGGTTTTTCTGGGTTTTCCACGCTGTGCTGGCTCATGAACTTCGTCATTTGCTCGCTTAGTGTGTCCACTTTCTTTTCTAATTCTTTGCTCATTTCGGTTTCCTGATCATCTGTGGGCTTTTGGTTTTTACTAAAATGGTTCATAAAGCGAGCAAACATTCTTTGATCGTCAATATCATCATTGGTCGATTCACTGAACGTCAGTTCAACTCGAACAAAGTCGGTGTTTACGCTCTTTTCATCACGGTCACTATTCGCTGAGAACAGTAATTGATCCGTACCTACTGACGCAGGTTTTGGGGTGACCGCTAGCGCACAAAGATAATGTTTACCTGAGCCTCGAAAATCTGGCATTAGTGACATAGAGGTAAATAGCACCTCCTTCTTGCTCATCGCCACCAATTTTTCATTCGGTTCAATGTTGGCAAGTAACACCGCTTCACCGGCGTCATTTTTTGATAACTTGACGCCCAATACTTTGCCGTAACTTCCTGCCCATACTGGATTCCAATGATTTAAATCAATAACGGCGGTGTAAAACTTTGGATCGTAAGAGGCGGCAGCTTCTTTTAACCAAGACGCTTCGATAACTCGATCATCTACGGTTTTTCCACTGGTGCCGATATTAATAAAACCACTTTGTAATGACATAAAACCCATCCTTTCGCTTAGGGTTATACAATAAAACGATATGGTGAAAAAATGTAGGTATGTTATTGGTTAATATGGAATTTCACCAGTAACGAAGAGGGCGGGCAAATGATGAGGTTGGTATGCTAAGGGTCTAAATTTGGATAGGGATTGACGAGTGATCACTGATAGAAAAAGCAGATACGGCGACGAAATAAAGGAAAAAGCCAAAGAGTTGTATTTGGCAAGCCTAACGCCTAAAGAGATCACTGAAAAGCTAAATATTAATAGCGTTAGAACAATCTACAACTGGATAAATAAAGAAGGTTGGAATGATTTACTCGGCGCATTCAGTACAGAAAATCAGTTACAAGCACGACTGTCTCAGTTAACCAATCGGGATTTAAAAGGCAAAACTGAACTTGATGAAATAGATCGCTTAGTTGCGAACCTAATCAAAATGCAAGACGCAAACATGCGACTTCGTGAGCGCACTTTTGCATTAAAAGAACGTGAAACTGGCTTACAGAATGCGCATGATGGCGCGGCTAGTTATAGCGGCTCAACCTCCTCTGGTGAGAATAAAAAACGTAAACGCTCTCGTAAAAATGACATACCCGACATTGACGATCCTCGTTGGAAAAATTGGATTGATGCACTTTACCCTTATCAGAAAGTCCACTTTGAAGAGCGCAATCAAAAAGAGCGTTGGACGATTAAATCGCGTCAAATTGGTTTTACCTTTGAAGCCGCAGGGGAAGCACTTTATGTGGCAATGGAAACTGGAAAAAACCAGACGTTCTTATCGGCCTCAAAAGCACAATCGTTAGTTTTTCGCTCTTACATTGTCGGGCTTGCTGAGAAATACTTTGGGGTCGAATTAAAAGGCAATCCAATTCGATTGCCCAATGGCGCAGAGCTTCGCTTTATCGGCACGAACCGCGCCACGGCTCAATCGTTCAGTTCAGATCTTTATATTGATGAAGCCTGTTGGATAAGTAAGTTCGAGGGGATATACGAAACCGCTGGCGCAATGAGTACGTTAAAGTCTCGCCGTTTAACAGTGTTCTCAACGCCGTCTACTCGTCAGCATGGCGCGTATCGTGTGTGGTCAGGGGCGTATTGGAAGAGGGGAAATAAAGATCGCATCGATATTCCTTTTCCATCAAAAGACACCTTACGAAAATACCCACAAGTCTGCCCTGATTTACGATGGCGTTACGTGGTTACTCTGCAAGATGCGTATGATGCAGGCAACCCTGACATTGATATCGATGACATCAAAGAGCGCTGCAGTGAAGAGGCTTATGCCTATCTTTATGATTGCGAGTTCATGGATGAAGCGGACAGTATATTTACCCTTAATGCCCTCACCCGATGTATCCGTGATGATATGCGAAAGGACATCGACCTTTCTTCAATCCGTCCGGTCGGTGATAGGCCAGTTGCTATTGGTTACGATCCAGCAAGAACCACGGATTTTGCTAAATGCGTGGTATTGCTGATACCCGAGAATAAAAAAGAAGGGTTTGATGTGGTTGAAGAATTTGAATGGCGAGGCTTTCACTGGTCATGGCAAGCAGAGCAAATACAAGGCTTACTGGAGCGCTATAACGTCAAGCACATTGGAATTGATTGTAGCGGCGTGGGTAATGGCGTAGCGGAAATGGTAAAGGCATTTTATCCTCAAGCAATGCTCATCACTTACTCACAGCAAGTTAAACAGAATCTGGTGCTCAAGGTGATGGATTTAGTCAGTACCGCAAGAATTAAATGGCCAGCCGAATACACGTCCATCGCTCCCTCATTCATGGCCATAAAACGCAAACAAACCGGTCACGGATCAATGACCTTTGCAGCCGATCGCTCAGAGGAGACTGGACATGCCGACGGTTTCTTTGCGATAGCTCATGCAGTTGCCTGTGAAGATCTAAATGTTAACGTTCGACGAGCAACCACAATTCGGATGAATCTATAATGAAAAAGAAAAAATTCAATAAAAGAAACAAACACCAAGTAACAGAAGAGTATAGCTCTGCATCTTCTGCGTTTGAGTTTGGCGGTATTGAGCGTGTTAACGTGGATAATCCTGTTGAGTGCAGTGATGTTGAATTTGATGAAGGAGAGGAATTTTATTCCACTCCAGTATCACTTGATTCGTTATCTGCATTATTAACAGCCAACTCTTATCATGGCGCTATTGTTGAAGCGAGAACTCGCATTTTATCCAAAGACTATACTGAAACAGATTTATTGTCATTTTGTGAAATGATGAATATCTGTAAAGACTTGATCACTTTTGGGATGGCTTATGTTCAGATTTTTAAGAATGTGTTTGGAGAGCCGATACGCTTAGGTCACGTTCCGGCCCTAACAACAAGACGCGGTAAGAATAACCGGTTTGTCCGATTGAACAGTGATGATACCCGAACCTGGTATAAGCCTGATGAGATCCATCAAATTAAACTTTACGATACGAGACAGAATATCTATGGCCTGCCAGATTATCTCTCTGGTATTGAGTCGGCCTTGTTATCTCAAGACGCCACCCGCTTTCGTCGTCGATATTACAAGAATGGCATGCACATGGGGTTCATTTTATACATGACCGACCCAAGCATGACACCAACAGCGGAAGACGATCTTGCGGATGCGTTAAAAAAATCTCGCGGGGCGGGTAATTTCTCATCAATGCTGATTAATATCCCTGGTGGCCAGAAAGATGGCGTTCAACTTATTCCGGTCGGCAATATTGGTTCTAAAGATGAGTTTGAGGGTATAAAAAGAGTATCCTCTCAAGAAGTCATTGTTTCTCACCGCTTCCCTGCTGGCATTGGTGGTATTTTACCGCCAGAGGGTGCAAGCCTTGGTAATCCATTGCAGTACAGTGAAATGTATTATGAAAATGAAGCAAGACCAATGCAAAAACTCATTCTCAGTATCAATCGAATTTTGCCCGAGCACAGACACATAGAATTTGATATCCCTAAAAAAAGTGGTGCGGCTTAATTACAAATTAAATGCCAATTGATTTTCAGGGCTATTTTCTTGTGGTTGCGGGTTTGCTTTTTCTTCAAACAGTGTGTGTATTACATGGCCAGTGGTTAAATTGGCAGTAAAGCGGGTTAGGCAATTCTCATTATTGCAGTCGTAATAAAGAACCTGATAAGCAGGTGTTATTTTATTGCTTGTACGTATAGAGGTGTTGCCACTATTACACATAGGGCATGCATGCCCTCTGAATTTATAAACGCCCATCAGTAATTTACCTCTAACAAACTTTTGGACATTGTATTGCTAATGGTAACAAACGCAAGAAGAACAATTATTG